ATTTAGCGGATCATTGCGGTCTTCGACTACGCCAAAGAACCATACGAATCCATCAAGTCCGGCATGATCTCCATCTTTGGGAGTGGCTCCTCCAGCTTCCATAATATTCTCCTAATACTTATTAATCGGTTTATCGGAACCGCGCTTCATACATTCAATAACAGTTTCATATTTGCCCTCGGCCATTTGTATTACATGCTTGACCGCCGTAGCAATATGTTTTCCCGAATCATTTGGGTTATTTTTATTCTTTTCATCCGAGGAGGTAGTCATAGGTAGAGTAAGATCAATCGTATCGCCCGGCTTTATGTTTGGATTGCCGTATATTGAGATATGCTTTCTGCGAGCGCCGTATAGCGCCTTGGTCATAGTCTCTATTGCAGCAAATGATTGTCTGTGCCTAAACGTAGTATCTCTACTCGGGTCTCTCTCGCTTACATAGGGCAGAGTATTTGGGTTCGAACCTATTATATAATGTTGAGCAGTGCCGCCCTTTTCCGATAATTTACCCTTAGAATTACCGAAAAACTGTTTACTTGTTTCAATGGGAAAGTTAGGATTGTCACCTTTAGCTCCTTTAAACGACTCATGGTAATAATTTTCGATTATTGTACGCTTTCTAGTCAGTGTGTCTAGACTATAAGTCTGGCTACTAGCACCCTGACTCTGTAGATATCCAATAGAAGGAGTCTCATCTATTTGAAGATTTAATATATTCGTACTTAGTCGGGTAGACGCACCCGGCGAATGTTGTGACTGTGATAACTCATCATGTATAAATTTATGCGTGTTTGGAACTGACTTGCTGAATAGTTCGTCTATGGTAATAAAGTGATATCCCTCTACTGTTTCATAGAAGAAATACAAAGACGAGGGATTGGTTTTAGACTGAGCCTCGCGTGTTAATTGTTTTATAAAGGCTAATGGCGTAATCTGCGATGCTATGATACTTTGTATACCTAGAGAAGCCTCTACCGTAACGAGTTTCTTTTTTGTCTTTGGTGTAATGAATTCGGTGATTACTTTATCTATAGATTTTTCTATTTCGCCTGTGTAAGAACCATTCAATGTAGTTGGCGCATCATATAGATCATGTAATGCCGTAAGGCGTAATGTATATGTCTCTACGTCGGGCTTTATCTTTGTTATATTGGCAATATCGCGCACGAAAAAATCACTCTTTAGTTTTCTTCCGCCGCCGCCATCGCCCATATCGACAGATACAAGTTCTCCGCCGATGATGCCATCTGTCTGTGTCCGTAAAGAAGTACCGTCGGTAATCTGTACGTCGCACGACATGAAGGGAGTAAACATATCCTCATAGAATGTAATCATCGTAGCAAGCGAAGATAGATTAGTCTCAGCTTTACTTCTTGTGGATCGAATCGTAAGTCGATCTAGCGATCCCTTTCCGAGAACGAAACTCATGCTCGATATATCTCATCAAATTGCTGAAGTATGGCAGGAACGAATACTGCGTCAATTAGTTTTATGCTGCGCTTGCGATTGTTTGCATCCTCCTCATATTCGTAATTAGTAACCGATCTACGGTCACTACTAGCCAATGAAGTATATGTTGTTTGATCCACCTGTAGAGCGTATTCGGGAATAACAATTCGCTCGCCGTCGGCTGTATTATAATCCTTTCGCGCACGTATGATTTGTTCATAGTGATGAATTTCAGTATGAGCAACACTCACACTACCATATTTCTGAACCAAGTAATCGTTGAATTGCTTATATGTAAGTGGCCACTGAAAATATGGATCGAATATATTATTGATGACGAAAATCAACCAATCAAGAGTGGAATCATCATACAGTTTATCCGCAATGATATCAGGCCGATCTGTATCCTTTATCATATAGTTGTAATAAATCAAGCCCGGGCTCTTTATAACATTTTCCAATTTGAATCGGCGCGTTATATCTGTAGCTAGATGCCGTCTGTTTGTATTAAGAGGATCGTATAATACTAGAGGATTAGGAGTAAAGAAATGTGGCATTATCTACCCTTATCAATGTTTTCCTTAGTGATAATATCCGTCTCCATGAATGATAAACTAAGATTGACCTGTGTTGGAGCTGGTTCTGTGTCTGCTATATCGCGCGCATATGACATAGAACCTCCACCATGATAATTAACGTCTACGGTCTTTAAGACCGAGTCGCCTATTTCAAATAGAAATTTTGGATGGTGAAATTTAATTTGAAAAAATTCAGGGTATTTAAAGAAGTGTTTACCACCAGAAAGGGTTACGTCCGGAAGTTGGCTCCCGAACAGAGAGTTAACTGTATCCATCTTTATAGTACCTGTTGGGTTCATGCTTGGAGATGCGTGATACTTGAATAGTTTTATTATTTGATTAAGTGTTTCCGATTCTCTTCTGTTTTTTGGCGTAAATTGATATGAAAATGAATGTGTTCGAAATCCTACACTATCGAATAACACAACTTTATGAGGATTACGAGCTACGCCAAACTGAGACGCAGCCGCCGCGGCCATTTTATCCTCGCCCATTGCGGAACTCACTGCGATCTGACCCAATCGTTGATCGTCACCGCCGAGGCCCCCCTGCACCGCCTTGACGGCGACCCCGCCCGCAGCTCCACCAATCGCGGCGCCGAACACGCCGACGCCGGTTGTGGCCCCGATGAGCGCACCACTCGCGGCGCCCGCCGCTGCGGCCGCGCCCGCTTTTTTGAAAAGCCCTTGCGCCTCAGAATCGCCACCAAGCGCATCCATAAATTCGCGACCCAGAGCTCCCAATGCCAGCTCGCTATAGCTTATGTTATAAGCAGTCTGTAATCCGGCAGGTAGAGGAAGTGTAACTGATGCCATTGCCTTGCGTTTAGAAGATTCTGTTCTAATAGCCTGAGTTGTCTCCATTGCCGTAAATGTCACCCAATGATCGATCTGCTGAAGTTCTTCAGGAAATGTCAGACGTTTTTTACCTCCGAATTTACCTCCGAACTTGTCTAAAACACGTAAAGGGCTCTTCCGAATGGCCTCTGCTTCGGCGGCGGCATCAATTAGGTCACCAAACATTTAGTGCTTATACCGATAATGATTAGGGATTGTGAACTTCGACATGTACATATCCTCCTTATATTCTATTTATCATACTATATACAATTATGAAATATTATAGAGGAAGATTTGTTCCTCATAACCCCAGTAAGTATAACGGTAATCCCACAAATATTATCTATAGATCATTGTGGGAATTTCGCGTCATGCGTTATCTCGATGAAAATTCCAGTGTCGTGCAATGGTCAAGCGAAGAATTGGCTATACCCTATGTATCTCCTCTGGACGGTAAAATCCACCGATACTTTCCCGATTTTATTGTCAAGATTAAACGCGATTCAGGCCCCGCGACGATTCATATGATAGAAATAAAGCCGGCGGCGCAGACAAAGATTCCGACAGTTCGAAAGAAAAGTCAGCCCATAACAAGAAAATATGTTACAGAAGTCATGACATATGGCGTCAATAATGCTAAATGGCAAGCGGCCACTGAATACTGTAATGATCGAGGATGGAAGTTTATGATAATTACCGAGCGAGAATTGTTCGGAAAGAAGTGATAAATAGCTAGTTACATTATACGCATAGGTACATATGGCCGCTTATATCTTCGAACCAATTCTTACAAAAGGCGAAAAATTAGGTATTTTGCCTTCTATGGAAAAGGCGTCATCAACTTGGTTTCGCAATCAAGCCCGGAAAACAACAACAAGCTCGCCACAAATTCTATTGAAGTCTGATAAAACTAGATATGAATCATATCCAATGCTGGGTAATATGTATCTATTTTCATATGACCCAAAGACTAAAGAGACTCTACCATATTATGATAGATTTCCTCTGATAATTCCATTTAAGCCTCGTGTAACGTCGGGTAAGGCTGGATCGGGCCCTGGATTCTATGGCTTGAATTTACATTATATTTCGCCCAGACTTCGAGCGCGCCTTATGGATGCGTTATATGACTATACCACAAGTGACACGCTTGACGAGAATACAAAAATACGAATATCATATAATATACTTAATGGAGTGTCTAAATTAAAATACTTTCGCCCCTGTGTGAAACAATATCTATTTTCGCATCTTCGGTCGAGATTTTTTCGCATCGATCCTACCGAATGGAACATGGCCATAATGCTTCCATTAGATAGATTCGCGAAGGCTGATAGAAATGATGTATATGAAGAAAGCAAAGAAAGAATCTATTAATGACACATTTCTCAAATCGACTAATAGCGGAGTGATTCGATGAGTGGTAATAAATTCAATCTAAAAAACTTCGTAGCCAATATGCACGAAACGGGCTTTGCGAAGCCGGCATATTTTATGGTCATAATAACACCACCGAACGCGCTGAGAACGGATAACACGACATCTATTCCTAGAACTCTTTCTCTTAGAATTGAATCCGCTTCTTTACCCACGCGAAATGTGCTAACTCACGATCAGAGATATTACGGGCCGACACGCAAGATTCCCTATGCATATCTGTCTCAAGACTTAACGCTTACAGTAATTTTAAGCGAGGACATGCGCGAGCGCGAGTTTTTCATGAGATGGCAGGATTCAATATTGGGGCCAAGCCGAACGATGGGCAGAGGCGGGCAGCCAGTCGCGCGACACGCACCATTTGATGTTGGCTACTATGACACCGGAACAAAGGGCGCATCAATTGAAATTCATACATACTGCACATCACCATCGATGCAATCCGCACGTAGTAGCCCTAGATCATTATTTGGAGAATTGAGCGGCATAGCTCAGGCCGTTGGATTTGATACCACTGCTATCACTAACCCATTTGGATTGAATATTTTTGGAACGCAGCAAGAGCGCGAAATAGATTTTGCGTATCGCGTTACACTATTGGAACCATTTCCTCTTAATATAGCTGACGTTCCTCTATCATGGGCCGACGATGGATATGGCAAATTAACAATTCAATTTACATATCGATATTTTCAAGAAGAGCATGTTAAATTTCCTGATGCTCGCCCAGATGCTAGCATATCCAATGTGATACGAGGAGGAATTAATACGCTTAATCGATTTGCGCCAGCGTTTTCACTAATAAGGGGCCAAGGGCTAAACGGCGCATTTTCAGCAACAGGCTCTCAACTATTATCTGGTGGTAGAAATACAATAGTTGCCCAAAAGACGATATTTCCTTTCTAATTTATAATTTATAATGGAGTTATATTATGCCGCTACCGAAAATTCTTACGCCTAAGTTTGCAATCAATATTCCCTCAACGGGAAAAGAAGTAACATTTCGCCCATTTCTAGTTAAAGAAGAAAAAGCTCTTCTTATTGCAGTAGAGTCAGAAGATCAGGATTCAATCATTCGATCCATCAAGGATGCGATTAGCGCATGTGTAGATGGTGTCGATGTAACGAAACTACCCTATTTCGATGTCGAATATTTATTTTTAAATCTGCGCGCCAAGTCAGTAGGTGAAGAAGTCAAGTTTACATATCGTCATCGCGGAGGTGTAAATCGTGAAGGTGTCAAGTGCGATCATGCAACAGAAGTGATAATCAAGCTCGATCAGGTAAAGGTAAAGCGCAATGAGCATCATGTTGATAAATTCATGATCGATGACAAGCTTGGCTTAAAGATGAAATACCCGACTATCGATAGCATTCGACAATTGACCAACAACGAAAAGAATGAACTTGCCCTCATGGCTTCATGCATCGAGTATGTCTATGATGCTGAAAATGTCTTTCCTCCAGACACCTTGGAAGAAGGTATAGAATTTATTGAATCGATGAACACTGGTCAGTATGAACGAATCACCAAGTTTTTCGAGTCAATGCCAAAATTAAGCCATGAGATTGAATATACTTGTGGCGGATGCGGGCAGGTCGATAAGGTAACATTTGATGGAGTTGCCGAGTTTTTTTAATGGCGTGCGCTCATAACACGCTAAAAAACTACTATGAAATGAACTTTTCATTGATGCAATATCATAAATGGAGTTTATCTGAAGTAGAAAGTCTTATACCGTGGGAACGTGAGCTATATGTCAATATGCTTCTTGCCTACCTAGAAAAGAAGAAAGAGGAAGCGGCTCAGCGTCAATAATCATGAATTTTATCATAAATAAATGACATCATATTGATATGACACGATATATCATGCGTTAAGTGACTTAAGGTGTGTCTTATCGCAGATAAGAGTATAATATATGGCGATTTCAAGTCTAGGTAAAATGATGAGCGGAAGCAGGAGGTCGCCGGGAAATTCTGGCCGTGGAAGCTCTATGAATTTTATCAGGAAAATAGATCCAGGTCGAATGCTCGGTCGGTCGCTATCGGGCGCTAAGGATAGATTCGTCAGCAATATAGGCTCTGGTGATATGGGCTATCGGGCGGTATCAAAAGGATACAGAATCGCTCGAGGCCTGGCACGCAACTTTGATATGAGCAAAAGAAAAAAAGAAAGCTCTGCCGATTCTTTGCCCGACGGCAGCCCGGCACAGTTTGCGACATCACTCGAAAGTTTCAAAAATTTCAAGATCGTTGTATTTCGAAAACTCGATACGATCATTGATCTTTTAGGTAAATTGCAATTAAGTAAACCTATTGCTCCTCTTCTTCCGCCTGCAGAATCTCCAGTCGAAGAAGCTGCGCCCGAAAAAGACAAGTCCTCAGGTTTTGGTATTGGTTTTCTTGCCGGACTCCTATCGGGCCTAGCAATGAGATATCTTATTGCTCCGCTGACTAGGATACTTAAGAATATAATCGGAATGATTACGCGCCTATGGAATTCGCTAAGACGATTATTCATGAGTGTGGTAAATAAAATAAAAAGCATATTTAAAAGCTTATGGAGAATGATTACTAAAGTCAAGGAATTATTTTTGAAATTAGTTAAATTTGTATCGAATCTTATTCCAAAAATTGCCAACGCTCTAAAAGAAGTTGGTAAGAGTATAGGTAAATTTTTTAAGGATGCTTTCACGGCGGCTAAAGATTATATAGTTAAGAAACTAGACAGCGTGAAGAATTTTATAGCAAGGATGGCCACTCGGGCACTTACATTTCTAGGAAAAATGTTGTTGAAAATAGTTCCTGCTGGCTCGGCAGCACTGAAAGCGTTGCTTAAGAGCAGTCCCGCCGCTGCGAAGGCTGTCGCGGCGGCCGCGGCCGCTAAGAAGACCGTCGCGCAGGTCGGCGACGTTCTTGCCGA